TACCTAATACTATTGTACACCTTCTATGATCATCAGTTTTTGCTATTGCAATATCTTGTACATCGTTTTTTGTGATCATATTTATTATTTTAAATAATTCATTGTTCTGGCATCTTCTGGATGAGCATGGATCCAGTCATGACAGTTTCTACAAACTGGTAACCAGGTTGATTGAACTAAATAGAATGCTTCTCTGTTAGCTCCTGCATATGTATGATGAATATCTGTTGCATTGTTTGAACAACCAGCAACACTTACTTTACACATACTATTCTCAGTTAAAAACCTATGTCTTAATTTAAGATACTCAGCATCTTTCTTAGCTCTCTTATCAGATACTTTAGGAATCATTGATTTAAATTCAGGTTCACCTGATTTAATTTTACTCCAACAGTATTGACAATACTTATTACCTTCATGATTTTTCCAGATAACTTTCTCTTCCTGACATGCACTGCAAACTTTAAGCTTTTTCATCTATCAGTTTTAATACATTTTCAGTAACTTCTCTGACTCTATCAGGAAAGCCTTCTTCAATACCTTTCCATTTACCACTAGCTAATAAACCTTGGACAACATTAATAGTTGTAAATTCCTTTTTAGATAATCCTGGTTGGATATAACCAGCATCGCCTGCAGCAAATGCTGGTTTAGAATCATTCTTTCTCATTTATTGGTTTTTTTCCAAAGATAAGAAATTCTTAGGTAAGATACCTTCAGTCATAAACAGGTCTACAATGAGGTCTTTCTCAATACTCAAATCTTTGAATGTGAGAGTATTCTTGTAGTTGTTATCAATATCTTCATACTTAATAATTTCACTTATAAGTGAACTATTTGGGAATAAAGAACCAAGTAACTTATCAGTTAACTGTTTGGTTACCTGATGTTTATACTTGTTGACAACTAACTGTCCTCTGTTATAAACATTGACAATGCGGGACCTTTTCTTACTGCACATAGTGTTAAGTTCCTCTACAGATAGAGAGTCTAAACCATATAGAGCTCTCTTATATAAATAGTTTTGATAAGGACTATACTTATCTTTTTCAAATTCCTGATACTTGCTTGGTGCAAGCATGTAATTCTTGATGTCTTGTTTTAGCTTTTCCATAATCATATACATTTAATAAATCATAAAATAAGAGCCTGCCGTAACAGGCTCTGTGTTAATTACTATAAACCAAATTCTTCTGATGCACTATCAAACTCAACATTTGGTTGTATTGCTTTTGCTTTAGTAGCTTCATAACCAGCTTTTACTTCAGCTTTGTTATCATGTGCAATAAGGATATCTTCAACATTTGTTTTATTTGTGTACTTAGTTCTTCTATATATTGGAAAACCTCCAAGAGTACAAACAACATTAGAACTACCTGCTGTTTTAGGTTTGTTTACACCTTTTTTATTAAAAGGCTCAAGACTTTCTTCAACAACTATATTACCAGGTAATTCCATACCTGCATGATATCCTACTGCTTGTAAGTCTTCTAAAGGACCATGAATAAGAGCAGAAAACTCTTTTCTCTTCATAAAAGAATTGTCATCCATAACAACTCTTGTTTGTACTACTCTTACATATCCAAATAATGGATTAGCACTTTGGTTAATTACCAATTCTGTAGTAGCATCAGCTACAACTTTAACTTTTGAGTCCATCTCTTTAAATTTTTTGAGATTAATAAATAAAATTGATTGTGAGTAGAAATACTATATTACACAACTACTCATTGTGTAATAAGAAATAAATGCGGGAGCATTTATAAATCCAAACCTTCTGTTAAGTCTATGATATCATCAAATGGTAGGTCATTGTTGTTGTCATCATTATCATCATCAGGTAGATAGTCAAAGTCATATGCTTTTTCTTTAACATTATCTATACAAGCTGATTCTGTAAATGGATTACTGCAATAATCTCCTCCATTGACGGACATTAGATACTGAATATCTTGATCAGTCATATCTAAAAACTGGTCAATTGAGATATTAATTACTTTTCCGTTGGGTAACTGGTATAACATCTATTTTCTAATGTGAAGTAAAAATATCACATAATAAATGAAATGCAGTTAATATTACCTAAAAATATGGCATTATATAGCTAATAGGTAAGAGAGAGCTATTAACTCTCTCCTAGTATTAGTCTGGGAAAAGCGTCCACACAGGACAAAATATCATATTACTACATCTTTTACAGATGTAATAGCTTTGTGTGCTAAATCTATAGTTTTACCTTGTTTAAATTCTATTTTATAATTAGAATAACCATGATAACCATTGAATTCTTTTACTATACCATAGATTTCACCATCTTTTCTGTTATCTTCAAGTATATTTTTTTCATCAGATGATAACCAACCAGTCTTTTCTGGATCAATCTTTACAGTTGTACCCACTGTGATTTCTGCCGGAATCTCTTTTCCTACAGCAATATTAACAATAGTACCACATAAATTAGTATCTATAATAACATGATGCTTTAACACATTTATAAGTTTCTTTTTAGCAAGAACATTATTGCTGTTAATTATATTTTCTATAACAAGAGCCATATTGTCTTTATCTAGATTTAACATTATACTAACCCTTTCAGTGTCCATAATAGATAACTAAATAAAATATAACAAAACCTAACATTATTGCAAAAGATGTTATTGCAATCTCTTTTATTAGCCTAATAAACTTTCTATGCTCTAATATGCTTTCAAGAAACATTTTCTCCATCTCTAATTCTTTTAGCTTTTCCCTTTTTGCTTCAATAGGAGATGTGTCATTTCTATCAACATGGTGCATATACAATACTATACTGTTTAAACGGTACTTAATCTCTGCTTCTTCCATTGTTCATGTGTTTTATAATCAGTACTACTTCTTTTCCAAAACCAGCTATGTATTCTCATAACTGGCTTATAATCAAAATCTTCATAACCCGGCAAAGAGGCTACAAACTTTGTAACCTCTACTTTCTGTATTTGTTTTTTCCTTTTAATCATAACTTTTAGTTTTTAGTTATTTGTATAAAATACTTCTTCATCAATAGAATGTCCAAATTCTAATGTTTCATCATAGACAAGTTCTTTTGTCTTGATGTAGTTAATAACTTCACCTTTATACATGTGGTCGGCAACTTTGCCATCTTTAAACCACATTGTATATAATTTGTGACCTTCATGGTCTCCTGCTGGTGTCACTGTTCCATTCAGTAACCACCAAATAAATACTATCTTACTCATAAGGTTTTGTATAAAAATGTTTATTGCAAATACTGCACTTGTACGGCAGTGGAGTTATGTTCTTATGCTCACTTACAGCATTGTTAGTGATAATATCATGCTTACAATCTTGTTGAAACATAAATTCTATTGCGCTATCTAAAGTTTCAAAACATACACCATAACCTGTATCATTTGTTTTTCTTGGTGAATATATATAACCATCTCTTGTTTCATAATCAGGAGATTTAATAACAATTCTATCTTCACCATTAGATAGTTTTACTTTAAGGGTTGTTGATTTTCTTGTCATATGTTATTTATTTAACATTTGTTCATAAAATCAAACTCTTCATCATCAAAGAAATCATCTGCTTCTTGTTGATCAGCAAAATATGTTTCATGGAACTGTTGTGCCATATCACCATTAAGCTGTATGTGATGTTTCTTTCTTGATTGTTGAGCTATTAATGCTCTCTGAGCTTCTACATTTCTCAATATCATCTTGAGAGTATTTCTCAAGTGATTTTCATCCATATGGTCAACATCTATCTGTTGACCATTTGCCATTGTCCAGTAATACTTTTTCATAACTCATCTTCATTTATTAAGTTATTACAAATAATAATAGATAAGCTAATAGTAAATACTATTACTATTGTTTGGAAAATCCAACCAATTATGTTGTAGTTAGATACTATAAAAGCATTTCCAAAACTTAAAATTGCTTCTACAAAGGTTAATACTATCAGTCCTAGACTGATGCTCATTACATACTTAATTGTTTTCATTTTGATTTGGTTTTTGAGATTATTATTTAGATTAATTAGTACTCTTGCAGGGTTATAATCCCTGATACATATCAGTACATATGACAGTAGTCCTATGTATAGGTAATGTTCCTATTGGACAAGAGTAATACTGTTGTAATGTGTAGTTCCTACTATTCTTCCTTGACTATGTTTCTTAATAAACTATTAGGACTTAGTTATTAACTACTTTCAAAGAGGGTATTTCAACCTATACTTTGGCCAAAGCATCTACACATGTATTTACAACAGTAATATCCCTCTGCACTCAGTTGTAATACCAACCTGATATTTTTGCACTCCACATGGTATGGACTAACTCTCATTGCTGAGACTGCATATTTCCTGGTTTACAACTGTCTACCCTTGGGAAGTAGATATGGTGCATTACAAATAGACTACCCTTATACAGAGTAGTCTGTTGTATTTAAAATAGAAGCTTTAAACCTTCTATATTTTTTTCTTTCATCATCAAGCCATATGAATCATTTGCCGGATACTCATAGTTGATATAATATTTAGCTTTAAACTCTAATAAATTTAGAGCATTACTAATATCTATCTGAATGTGATCTGCAAACTCTTTTTGCTCAATTGTGAATTGTAACTGATTATCTTTATTAAGAACATCAGCTAATAGGATTGGTCTTTGTACTACTTCATGTTTTCTTCCTTCAAGACCATCTATGAAGAACTCTTCAGTAGTGAAGTATGGAAAGTATACTCTTAGTCTAAGAGTTCCTTCATTGAAAACAATGTCATGTGTGATGTGATTTTTCATGGGATTTAATTTTAGATTATTATTTAGATTATAGATTTTACAAAGGTTTCCGGAAGCATTTACTGTCTTAAAGCAGATAACACTAATAACAATAATAGTAATAGTAGTAATACTGGTTAATATATGAGTATACACACTATATATGTTACTTACAGGGAAATGCTTAATCATGATTTAGCTATATTATTAAGATATACAGCTAGTTATACTATTCTGAACATAGTGCTTAGGTTGAGTTAGTAGTGAGAGTTTGACACCTTTCACCACTTTCACACACACTTTCACAAGAATTATAAAAATATAACTACTTGATTATCAGATACTGAGTCTCATTGTTACACACGGTGGAGACAAAGTATTTATACTTTACTGAGTAGAAATAATAATATTATTACACAGGATAAATACTATTAAGTAGTGAGTAGTACACGCTACTGTGTACATTTGTAGAGCTATTAATGCTGACAAAACATAATTTCATTATGCAGACACTACTATTTATTTATTATAAAGCTTGATAACAAGATTTATATTAAATAAATGGCTGATTGAAAGAGGGAAAACAAAAAATACTAATGACCTAAGTCATTAGTATCTCTGTTACTACATCCCGTCTAAGTTATCATCAACAGGTTCATCTACAAACTGTACTGCTACAGTTCTCTTAGCTGCTACAGCTGTCCCATTGCTTAACTTGTCTGCAAGTCTATCTGCAAATTTATCTGCTAAAACAGATGAAGCAGAAGCAACAGCATTAAGCCTTGCAATGTCCTTGTTAAATGTTCCAGTATCCAATGTGAAGTTTCCGTCACGCTTTTGAACCAGGTTCATTTCATCCTCCATTCCAATGTAGTTTGTAATGAACTGTATCTCTCCATTAGGCCCTAATGAAGGATACTGTTTGAAGTTAGGAGAATTTTTGTAATCCTCTAACTCTTGTGTTGTTCCAACTACATTGTAGATGTGGAATACGTTACCCTTTTTAGATCTTGGGCTTGCTACATAAATTGCTTTCATGTTGTTTGGTTTTTGTTTGTTAATAATTATTTTATTATAAATTAAGGGCTGATAAGAAGAGGGAAAAGAAAAAACTATAGAAGCCTAAGCTTCTATAGTCTGAATTCTACTGTTGGGTAGAATCCATACTGTTGACAGAGCAACAACTGTTGTGTTACTCTTGCATCTGACATCATAGATATGTCTTCTTCTTTATATGTGCATCTACTGCACTCATTTACTATTGTATCTTTTGCATCTGCAAATACTAAATGCATTGCTGTTTTGTAAACTATTAATATTGTTTCCATAATGTTTAAATTTTAATTCAAGTTAAAGGCTGATAAAAGAAAAGAAAAAGTCCTAAGACTTTTTCAGTGTGAGTTAATAACTCTGCTATGTATACTTATCATATAGATATATAATATAAGATCATTAGTTCACTTCAATATTATATTCTTAATTTAAATGAAAGGTTGATTGAGAGAGGGAGAAAAAATTACAAACCAAAGTATCTGTGATGAGTATTTTTCTACAGATATAAAATCTTTTATTTTAATTATATATCAAATACATGGCTGACCAAGCACCGGGGGGTAGGGGGTAAACGCGTGGGGCCGGGGGGTTGGATATTAGGGGGCCCACAGCATCTCTAATATAGAACATCCCCAAATACCCATATGGATCAAGTCATGTCAGCAATATTACCAGGGGGTAAGTTACCATGTGGTAATATGACCGGGGTAATTATATTTGTATATTTGTTATATGAAAGTTGAGATATTTACTATTACGTTTAACAGCATGTATATCATGCCTTTTTTTATTGAGCATTACAAGGAGAGATTTCCAGATGCTGTTATAAATGTTTATGATGATGGTTCTACTGACAGCACTGCTTCCTACTGTAGGAACATGGGTTGTAATGTTGTTGATATACCACAACCTTCTGATTGTTTGTCTGGTGCTGAAAGGACTAATGGTTTAAGAACAACAGATGAACAAAGAAAGATTAACCATTTACATAAGATTAATGATTTAAGGGCTGAGTATTGGAAACAATCTAAAGCAGAATGGGTGATAGTTGTAGATCATGATGAGTTAGTAGAGATTTGGGAAAAGGATTTACCAGCTATAGAAAATTATGATCTAATAATTTTTGAAGGTTATAACATGTATAATGAAACAGGGAATCCTGAAGTTGATCTAAGAAATTTAAAGTTTGCTGTTGATAGAACTTATGACGGAGAGTCTCATTTGTATGACAAACCTTTGATGATGAGAAGCAATGCAAAACTTAAAATTACAGGAGGTGGTCATAGTATAGTTACAGAAGAAGGATTAACGCAAAGTGAATTAAAGATTTCTGATAAAGAATATAAGATGTACCATTATCCAAAACGGATATTATCAAAAGAAGCATTTTTAAATTACTTTAGATTTTACATAAACTTACCTGATCATGAATTTATACCACAAATAGAACAACTGTATTTAAATTTTACAACTAACATTAAGCTTGTACAAATAAGATGAATCCTCATGATATAACAAAAGAGTTTGAAAAAAAACTAGCAGACTATACTGGGGCACCTTATGTTGTTGCTATTGATAATATGAGTAATGCTTTGTTTCTGGCTTTGTATTATGAAGGTATTAAAGATATAGAGGTTGAAATACCTTGTAGAACTTACCCGTCTGTTCCTTGTGAAATAAAACATGCAGGGGGTATTGTTAAGTTTTATGATGTGCCGGGGGATAAAATAAAAGGATGTTATCAGTTGAGACCTACACGCGTGTGGGATTCTGCCTTACGCTTTACAGCAGATATGTATATACCAGGAAGTCACATGTGTGTTTCCTTTACTGGACCATATAAACATTTGAAGCTTGGTAAAGGTGGTGCAATACTTACTGATGACTATGATGCATATCTTTGGTTTAAGAAAGCTAGGTTCAGCGGTAGGAGTGAGTGTTCTTATTTAGAGGATGACTTTACTATGCTAGGTTGGAATTTTTATATGATGCCTGAGATAGCAGCAAAAGGATTACAATTAATGGGTCAGTTTTATAAAAGTGATTTGGAATTAGAATATCCTGATCTTTCTAAATTTAGTATATATGTTTCTTAGTGAAAAACAATTAAAAAAAATAGGGCTGGGGTCCTATGGAAAAGATGTATTAATTTCTGATAAGTGTAGTATCTATAATCCTGGTAATATACACATAGGAGATAATGTAAGGATAGATGATTTTTGTATATTGAGTGCTGGTGAAAAAGGTATTGAGATAGGGAGTCATGTGCATATTGGTTGCTATTGTTCGTTCATAGGTAATGAAAAAATAACAATGAAAGATTTTTCTGGGTTATCAAGTAATGTTTCTATCTATTCCTCAACTGATGATTTTACTGGTAGTTTTTTAGCAGGACCTTGTGTACTAGAAGAATTTAAAAATATGGTATCAAAACCTGTGACTCTAAATAAACATGTAGCTATTGGTACTAAGTCATCTATATTACCTGGTGTAGAAATAGGTGAAAACTCAAAAGTGTATGCTCATTCTTTAGTAACAAAAAGTTTTCCAAGTAACGTAATTATATTTGGTATTCCTGCTAAAAAAATAAAAAATTTAAAAAATAGTTTAGAGCATTTAGAAAAATTGTTTCTGAGTAAAAAAAATTATTAGATTTGTACCATCTAAAGTTAAATGCTGTTTCCGCTCATATGCTTTTCCTTTTGATGTCAGCCCTGGACCTATTTCCCAGGGCTTTCTTTTTAACAACTTGTTCCTACAGAACAACAACATACACTCCCCCTGTGGATAGTATCCATAGGCTCAGTGCCAGGAGGGCATACCATAAGAACTGCTCGCTCACTCTCTGGCCTTCTCTGCGCAGGAAAGCTGTCAAGTATAACTGTTAGCAACACCCAGAAAAGTTCTCTTGGCCAGAGATTACTATCTGGGTTTTTTGTTTTAATTTTGTTTATCAAAAAATTAATCACATGAAAAAGATAGATATGGGGAAGTATGTTCTCCTTGTTGGTAAAGATGCAACAGAACCTTTTGATTATTATGGGGTAGAAGAGATGCACGGGTTAAACCGTAAAGATGCTCAGGCAGAAGAAGTAGATAAGACTGTTGGTAATGGTGTGTATATCTACGGATGGAACAACTATGATCCGCGCGATAAAAAGTTGACGGCTAAAGCTCCGTACAAACCATTCTTGTTTATTAACCTAGGTACATTTAGTAGATACTCTCTTACAGAAAAATGTACAGCAGTTATGCATGAGACTATGCACATGGCTATACTGTTAGATAACTATAATATCAAGGATAAGGAAGAGGAGGCAGTAAGCTTTGCTGAAGAAGAAGCAAACAAGATTATTGCAAAGTTGGGCTTTGCAAAAAAAGAACAACCTAAAAAAGGTTTCTTCAGTAAATAATTTTTTTATATTTGTTGAACTATGAGCAAGTCAAAATCTAAAGATCCAGTTACACTACTTGAAGTTGTCCTTACTGAGAACAACACATTTGAAATCAGAATGGGTAAAATAAATACAGCAACTATTCCTGTTGTGGTAGGCTTATTAGAAAAAGTAAAGTTTGATTTGCTGATCAGAGAATATGATGAGGTAGAAGAAAAAGAAGAGCTACCTGTTAATTTTATAAATCAAAAATTTGACGCATGATGATTCAAAGATGTATGAAGAAGCCAGAGTATTATGATGCTTTAAGATATACTGAAGGTGACAGAGAACAAGTATTTAGTTTTGCACCAAATGCAGAATTTATTATGTTACTTAAAACTTTGACATTGTTTGTTACATGTAAACTGGGTCCTAAAAAGGTATTACCTGGTGACTATATTTTAAAGAGTAATACTGGTGAGTTGTTTGTATTTACACCTGAAGAGTATGAAAACAAATTTGTGAATGTAAAGAGAACAGAGCTCAAGTGAAATATATAAAGAACCCTGTAATAGTTGATGCGGTTCAATGGGTAGGGAATAATAGAAATGAGATTGAAGATTTTGCAGGTGAGTACTGTGACTTTGTAAATAATAGTTTTCTATTTGTATTCTCTCCTGAAGGAACACTAAGAGCATCAGAGGGTGACTATATAATTAAGAATAGTAACGGTGGATTTTATATATGCAAACCGGATGTGTTCAAACTAAATTATAAACAATTAAACTAGTGATATGAGTAAGACAAGTAACCGTCAAAAGCTTGAAGTCTTAAAAGGATGGCTTCATTATTTAGTAATCAATAAAAGTAAAAAGTAATGAGTGAAACAGTAGTAAGTATTCCAGAAGATGCAGGAATATTAGGTATGAATGAAAAGAAAGTGCTTTCATTTGGTGAGCAGTTAGTTGGGATTGAGTTCAATCCATCTAATGATGCTGGTGTGGCTAAAGTAAAAGAATTGTATGCTGAGATTGCAAATATTCTTAAAGACTCATACCAAGAGGGCCCAGGAAATCCAATTAAAAGTTTACTATTTGATCATGCTGTAGGAGAATTAGTAAGTGCACAAATGGCAGTAGTAAAAGTAATCACGTTTAAATAAAAAGAAAATGAAACTATTAGGAAAAAGAATTTTGATTAATGTACCGGTAATTGAGAAAGCGGTAATTGAGTTATCACCAGCGCAAGAAGCAGAGCGTGAAAGAGATGCTATCAAGAAATGGACTGAACTAGAAGTTCACGCCATAGGAGATGAAGTAGAAAAAATAAAAGCTGGAGACAAAGTTTATGTTCAGACATATGCTTTAGAAGGAGCTGAAAAGATCATGATTGGTGAGGAGATGAAATTGTTAATAAGAGAAAGTGAAGTTGCAATAATATACTAGTATGAATGAATTGCGTTATGAACAGTATAACAAAGCTATTATGAAAGATCTGAAAAAAGAGAATGTTTCTGTTATGCAAGAACCTAAGTGGGTTGATATCCATAGATGGGCTAACAACACTTCTCCTACTGAACAACCAAGTGCATTAAGACCTGAGCATTACGGAGGAGCTGATAATAAGTATGAAGTATTTAATGTATTAGAAGCATGGGGTCTAGATAAAGACTTCTACTTAGGTAATGTAATCAAGTATGTTGCACGAGCTGGTAAAAAAGATCCTGCAAAAAATAAAGAGGATTTACAAAAAGCTTTAGTATATTTGCAGAGAAGAATTGATAGTTTATGAAAACGGCAATATACATTATGACAGTTATAGTCATCATGAGTATGTTTATAATACAAGACAAGTTGAGAAAACCTGTGTATAATAAAATGTACAATGTATGGAATGAAGACACGGATAGTATCCTTGTTGCTAATGTTATTATGATTATAATGTTGTTTATTTCATTTCTGTTGGGTTATTTCATGTAGATTTTTTTTTTGTGTTGATTTAAAAAAAGTCCTTGGTTTAATTACTGAGGACTTTTTTTTATGATTAATTTTTAGTATATTATATTATATAATCTTTAAAATTTAGAAATCATGCCAGAAAAATTTATACCTCAATCTCCAGATCCATATTTAAATCAAGATGCTGAAGCATCATTAGTAAAATTTGGACACTTAAACTTTTTGTTAGATCAGTGTAACAATAATGTTTTTGCAAATAATACAGCAGCAAAAGCTGGTGGATTAAAAAAAGGTGATTTTTACCGTAATGGTGATGGTCAAATATTTATTGTAAAAGATTAAGCTATGAGCTTCTTAGGTCAATTTAGTTTTGGGTACCCTGTTACAACCCAAAATATTATAACAACAATACCTGATGATGCTATCATACCACTATCTATTGGGAGCAGTTTACAGGGAAATGTTCTTGGTACATCATTTGCTGATTTAAAATCTCAAGTAAGTAGTAATTCAACTTGGGGTAGTATTACTGGAAACATATATGCTCAAAATGATTTAATAAATTTAATAAATCAATCAAATGGTCCACGTTATATAGGGGAAAAATTTGGAGGTGGTGTTATATTTTATTTGTGGAAAGATGAAAATAATATACAACATGGTTTAATTACTAGCATAGTTGATCAGTCAACTTTTGTTCAATATAGTAATGTATATGGAAATATTGGAGCATCAACAACTTGGAATGGTCAGCTTAATACAAGTTTAATGGCTGCACAGGCCGGAGCAACATCTGGTGCTTGGAAACTTTGTAATGATTATGTTTATAACGGTTTTACTGATTGGTATTTACCATCAGTAGATCAATTAAATTTATTATATAATAATAGATTTCTTGTTAATAAAGCATTGGCAACTGTATCTGGTGCTACACAACTAGCGGAACTAGATTACTGGAGTAGTTCACAGGTATCTGCATTTTTTAATGCATGGACATTTTATTTTTCATCAGGTTCTTCATTTGTTCAAGATAAAAGTATTAATAAAGCTGTAAGAGCAATTAGAGAATTTTAATATAAAAAATGTTATGAGTTTTTTAGGACAATTTAATTTTGGATATCCGGTGATATCTCAAAATATTTTAAATAGTATACCTGATGAAGCAGTATTACCATTTTCAATAGGCAATAGCTTACAGGGTAATATACTTGGTATAACCTTTGGTGATTTAAAATCTCAAGTAGGTGGTAGTTCTACATGGGGTTCTATTACTGGAAATATTTATGCTCAAAGTGATTTAATAAATTTGCTTAATAATAAGCAAGATACATTAAATTCTGGTAGCAACATTAAAACTATTAACGGTTCTAGTATATTAGGTTCAGGTAATATAGTTGCTGGTATGCCTAGTTTTATTGAATATGATGAAGCTAGTAAAACATTTTGGAATAATGGTACAGGCAATATTGCAAATAATTTATCTTATGGTGAAAGCAGTTTAATATCAAATACTTCAGGTAACAACAATACAGGACTTGGACACGGTTCTTTACAAAATAATACAACAGGTGCTAATAATACAAGTGTTGGTTATTTAGCTATCCGCAACACAACAACAGGTGGTTCTAATACAGCAGTTGGTTCTCAAGCACTTCAAAATAATACAACAGGTACTAATAATGTTGCTGTTGGTGCAGAATCATTGATAAATAATACTACTGGTTATCAAAATATAGCTTATGGTAGAAATACATTAAGATCAAATACGACAGGATACGCAAATACTGCACTTGGTCATAGTGCTTTATATGGAAATACAACAGGAACACTAAATGTAGCTGTTGGAGATGGATCATTACAATCAAATACAACAGGTAGTGAAAATGTTGCAATAGGTAGAGCATCTTTATTAAGTAGTACTACTGCTAGTAGAAATACAGCAGTAGGTGTATCTGCTTTACAAAATAATACAACTGGACCTAATAATGTTGCTTTAGGAGCTACTGCATTATTAAGTAATACTACAGGTTCAAACAATATAGCATTAGGGGTAGCTGCATTATTAACAAACACAACTGGGAGTTTTAATTCTGCTCTAGGAACAAATACTTTATACACTAATAGTACTGGTTCACTTAATGCTGCTTATGGAAATGGAGCACTTTATAGTAATACTACTGGTGAATCTAATATTGCTATTGGTTTTAATGCATTATACAATAATAGTATAAGTAGTGAGAGTGTTGCTGTTGGTGTATATGCTTTATCTTCTTTTAATAATAATACTACATTAAGTTATAATACAGCAATTGGTTATAAATCACTAACTACTGCAACAACAGGTACTTATAATACAGGTGTTGGACATGAATCACTTAAATTAAATACAACAGGTAGTTATAATACTGCAGTTGGTAAAAGTGCATTACAAAGTAATACTACAGCTAATAATCAAACTGCTGTAGGTCATAATGCATTAACATCATCAACAGGTGCTGCAAATACTGCATTAGGTGCATCTGCTGCATCAACACTTACTACAGGTACTGCAAATGCTGTTATAGGAACAGCAGCTGGTAATAACTTATCAACAGGTAGTGCTAACACAATGGTTGGTAATAGTGCGGGTGCTTCAGTAAGTACAGGAAGTAATAATGTATTTATTGGTGCAGTTACACAAGGCCTTGCTGCAACATCAGGTTCAATTGTAATTGGTAGTAATGCAGGAGCTACTGCAGATAATCAATTAGTAATTGGTTCTAGTGCTTATCCTGCTGGAGCAATTACTACAGAAACAATTACACCTAACAGAACTTGGACTGTTAAAATAAACGGAGCTAATTACAAAATACCTTTATTAACAATTTAATATTTTAAATAATGGATATTTTAAATTTTATTTCATGGGCAAAAGAAGGTACTGTAGTTTCTACAGTACCTAGTCCATCTCAAGCATTAATCCCTGTAGGTTTATATGACTCACGTAGAGGTGATAACTATCTACCATCAACTATATCAGTAACTGATTTATTAGCTTTATCACCAGGTTTACCTAGTTTTATTCAATATAATGAAACTAATAAAACTCTTTGGGTAAATGGTAAAGGTGATAGTTATACAAATACAACTTATGGTGAAGGTGCTTTAGGTTCTAATACAAGTGGAATTTGGAATACTGCAATTGGTCTTGATTCATTATCATATAACTCATCAGGTCAATTTAATGTTGCTCTTGGACGTGCATCATTACAAAACAATTATGATGGTAGTTATAATACGGCTTTAGGATCAAATACATTACAAAACAATACTTCTGGTTCTCAAAATACAGCAATAGGAAGTGATGCATTACAGAATAATGTAACAGGTGGGCAGAATACAGCATTAGGTCATGAATCTTTATATTCAAATAGTACAGGTACTCTTAACACAGCTGTAGGTAGAAGATCATTATTTTCAAATACCACAGGTTCGGCTAATGTAAGTATTGGTAATTATGCAGGTTTTGTAAACACCACAGGAAGTAGTAATGTTTATATAGGTTTTTTATGTGCTGAAAATGTTACAACTGGTAATTTTAATGCAATAGTTGGTTCTTATGGTATGGATGGTAGTAATTTAGGAAGTAATAATAGCATATTAGGTTATCAGGCTACAAACTTAGGAAGCAATAGTTGTGTGATTTTAGGAAGACAAGCTGTAGCTACAGCAAGTAATCAATTTGTTGTTGGTTCCACAACTTATAATGCAGGAGCTGTGACAACAGAAACTGTAGCATCAACAAGAACCTGGACTGTTAAAATTAATGGTGTAGATAGAAAAATTTTATTAGCTTAGTAAAAAATAAATATGTACTTAT